GCCGCTGCCGCCCCCGAGCCGAGCCCCGCCCCGGACCCGTCCCCGGCTCCGCCGGTTGACAGTCCCTCCCCGGCTCCGGCCCCGGAACCCGCCGCCGACGAGCGGGCCCAGCCCCCGTCGGACATGTGGAAGGCGATCCTCGACCAGACGGGGACCACGCCGCGTCCGATGGAGGCCTCGCCCGACCCCCTGCGCCCCGCCAAGGAGGCCCAGGAGCCCTGGCGGCGCACGGAACCCGCGCCCCCGGGCCCCGGGGTCACCCCGCCCGCTCCGAAGCGGTGGGCAGGCCGCTACGAGAGCCCCGAAGCCCTCGAAACGGCCTACACGGAGGTGCAGCAGGCCCGCGACCGGGCCGAAACCGAGCGCCAGCGTCAGGCCGAGCACGCGGAGCGCCTGGAACGGCTCCTGGCGGGCGCGATGGGCGGCGGCGCGGGCGTCGATCCGGCCCAGTGGGCCCGCACGCAACCCCCGCCCCAGCCCGCGCAGCCCCATCCGATGCTCAAAGGCGCGTTGCAGGCCATCCAGGTGGAGGCGGAGCGCCTCGCCCTGGGTGACCCGCAGGGCGACCCCTTGCGGCTGGTGCGCGCGGTGGCGCTCGCATCCCAACTCGACCAGGAGTCGCGGCGCGTGTACGTCGATAGCGCCCACTCCGAGGTGCAGGAGCGCACCTCCGCCGCGCACCAGATTCAACAGGTGCAGAACCGCTTTTTCGAGGAGTACCCCGACCTCCGGTCGGCCCGTCCGTCTCTCTTGCGGCAGGTAGCGATCGAGACCGAAGACGAGTTGCGACAGACGCGACGCGACTACGGCTCCGCCGCCTACATGCGCGCATGGTTCGACGAAACCGCCAAGCAGGCCCGCGCCTCGATTCGAATCGGAGACGGCGCATCGTCGGCTCCGACGGGTCGCGGCACGGCGCGGCTCCACGCTCCGTCTGGCTCCGCGAGACCCCGCAGTGGGGCACCGTTCGCGGAAACCCCGACGCCGCGCGCCCAGGAGCCCGTCCTGTCAGGCCAAGAAGCGCACTTGGCTCGCGTGTTCGGACGCGGAGCCTGACATGACGACGACGGTGTCCCCGTGCGTCGATCGACAGGAGTGCCACGGTGCCCCCATTCCAAGGTCTACGCGGCTCTCGGTCCTATGCCGCCGACGCGATCCCGAAAAACTGGCGCGAAGGCATTTTGAGGTTGTACCCGAATGGCGGCATTTCGGGTGCGGTGCTGACGGCGTTCTCCGCCGTCCTCGATAGCGAGATCACGTCCGATCCCGAGTTTTCGTGGTGGGAGCGCCCGCTCCCAATCCGCGAGGCGTACACGGCGGGCGGGACGGCGGCGGTCACCACGCTCGCGGTGTCGCTCTCGACCGGCGGCGTCGGTGATCCCGGGAAGCTCTTCCGGAAGGGCTACATCCTCCAGGTCGCGGGCGTGGGCGGCACGGGCGAGAAGCTGCTCGTCACCGCCGACCAGACGGTTGGCACGTCCGTCGCGGTCCAGCGGCAGTTCGGGGAAACGATCGCGGCGATCATTCCGGCCAACGCGACCCTCCGCGTCGTCGGCAACGCGAACGAGGAAGGCGCGGGGACCGGCACGCCGATCGCGATCGATCCCACGAAGCAGTTCAACTACACGCAAATCTTCAGGACGCCGTTGCACATCACGCGCACCGCGAAGAAGACGCGCCTCCGCACCGAGGACGCGATCGTGCAGGCGCAGATCGAGGCGCTCGAAAATCAGGCGCAGGATATGGAGTACAGCTTTCTGTTCGGGGAGCGCCTGGAGACGACCGGCCCCGGGGGCCAGCCGATGCGGACCACACGCGGGCTGGTCCCGTGGATTCAGACCCTCGCCCCGCAGAACGTGACGACCGTCGGGGGCGCGGGCGCGATGACCGCGAGTGAGTTGCTCGCCGCGCTGGAGCCGATGTATCGGTACGGCTCCGGGGAAAAACTCTGGCTCGTCGGCTCGACGGCGCTCATGGCGCTGACCGCCATCGCGAAGTCGGGCAGCGTCCTGAACCTGGAAGCGGGCGACAGCGTGTACGGCATCCGCCTCCAGCAAGTGGTCACCGCGTTGGGCGATGGCTATATCAGAATGCACCCGTTGTTCAATCTCTACGACGACTGGCGCTCGATGGTGCTGGTCATCGATCTGCCCAACGTGAAGTACCGCTACATCGACGACCTCATGTACTTGGAACACCGCCAAAATCCCGGCGATGACGCGCTCAAGAACGAGTTCCTGGCCGAGTGCGGCTTTGAACTCCACCACGCGACGACGCACGGGCTCATCAAGAACCTGAAGGCGTCCAACCCCGCCGCGATGATGGTGAACGGCACCGCGTTCGACGAGCAGGGCCGGATGCTCCCAGGCGGGCAGCGGGCGCTGGCCCCGGGCGAGCCCTCGCTGAACGTCGAGGTGCCCGTCGAGCGGGTGCCCCAACCGAAGGGTCGCTAACCATGACCACGGGCGGCGCGGGCAGTCCCGGGCAGCGGCGCAGACTCGCGCCGCCCGATCTCTCATTCCCCATGACGGAGGAGGTCTCCCATGGCCGTGTCGCTGAAGAAGAACCCCGACGAGTCGGGCCGCAACCCGAAGGCCGAGATGTACACGAAGTCGCTGGAGGGCGGACCCCCGTCCACCGAGTACGCGAAGAAGGCCACAAAGACGACCGGGCCGACTCAGGTGATTCCCAACCAGAAGGCCCCGCGCAACAAGTCCTAGGGGATCACCGCACCCGTTCCGGCGGGGCTAGGCCTACAGTCCGCACCGCGCGTGCGGCCCCGGCCCCTCCGCCGAAACGGGTGTCTCCACCCCCGCAGACGACGAGGCCACGATGACGCTCGCGGATCTCCGCAGAGATTTCCGATTCAAGATGAACCGGACGGACCCCGATGTGGTCGATCACATCGATGAGTTCATCAACGCGGGCGTGCGCTACGTGGAGCGAAAATTCCTGGGCGAGGAGCCGCTCTACGCGAAGTGGCAGAACACCGAGACGATCCCGGTGGGCGTCGGCGCGGTGCCGCTCCCCGCGTGCTGGCGACCGAGCGCCGAGTTGCGCGTGTACCGCCTGCCGGATCGCGCGCCCCTCACGCGCATCGGGACCAAATCGCTCCGCGAGCCGTTCAACCTGAGTGGCACGACGGTCGATCTGCGCGAACTCTCGCACCTCGACACCCCGCTCTACTACACGGTCCTGGGCCGCTCGCTCGCGCTCCGCCCGCTGCCCGCCGTGCCGCTCGACATCGAGATCGTGGGCACGGGCTTCGCGGACCCGCTCGTCGAGCCCTCTGACGAGAGCGTGGTCACGCAGTCCGCGCCCGATGCGGTGCTCTACGCGGCGTGCCGCGAGGCGTGGCTCACGCTGGGGGACGAGCCGCAGATGCTGTACTGGCAGGGGCAGGCCGATTCGGCCATCGCGGCGTGGATCGGGGACCGTGTGCATTCCGAAACGCTGGGACCGCTGGTCATGGAGACCCCGGGCTAATGGGCACCAAGCACGCAGGCATTCTGGAACCCGCGCTCCGCACGCCGCCCCTCAGTGGCGCGTACTGTCCCGATCCCGCCTACGCGGCGGGACGCGCGCTCATTCTCGCGGGGCCCCAGTCGTTCCTGGGCGCGTGGTGGGTACTGACCGCGAGCCTGGAAGGGCAAGCGCCAGGTCCCGGGCCGATCCCGCCGCTGCCGGTGGAGCCGCTCGTGGCCGAGGGTTCGATCGCCTTCATCGACGAGATATGACAACCACGGTCACCTGGCTGCCGCCGAGCGACAACGGCTCGCTCCTGACGTTGGAGTCGCCGCCTGAGGGGAAGCGTCCGCGTTGGCTTGCGCCGGGACTTCCGGGTCAGCACCTCATGGTCAGCGACCTGGGCTTGCCGACGTGGCAAGACTTCGCGGGCGGCGGCGGGACACCTGGGCCGGTGGGGCCAGAAGGGCCCGCGGGGCCCGCGGGACCGGCGGGACCGACGGGAGACACCGGGCCACAAGGTCCGGTGGGTCCAGCGGGCGCGACGGGGCCGCAAGGTCCGACCGGGTCCACGGGTCCGACCGGACCAGACGGCCCCATCGGGCCGCAGGGGCCCCAAGGCATCCAGGGCATCCAAGGCCCGCAAGGCGTCCCGGGCACGCCAGGGCTGGCGAATCCCATGACCCAGCCCGCCGACCTCATCGTGGGTGGGTCCGGTGGCACGCCAGTCCGTCTGGGCAAGGGTGCGGACACGCAAGTGCTGACCGTCGTCGCGGGCGCGCTCGCGTGGGCCACGCCCGCATCGGGTGGGATGACCAATCCCATGACCGGAACTGGTGATTTGATTAGAGGTGGTGCGAGTGGTGTCGCGACCCGACTCGCGGTCGGCACGAACGGCATGTGGCTCACGCTGTCGGGGGGGATTCCCGCGTGGGCGTCCCTTCCCGTCGATCCAGGGTTTGCCAATCCCATGTCGGGCGTGGGTGACCTCATTAGAGGAGGCACAAGTGGCGTTCCTACCAGACTAGCCGTCGGATCGAACGGGATGTGGCTCACGCTCAGTGCGGGGATTCCGGCCTGGGCGAGCTTGCCCGTGGACCCCGGGTTTGCCAATCCAATGTCGGCCTCTGGCGATGTCATCTATGGGGCCGCGAGTGGCACGCCGACTCGACTCGCAAAGGGCGCGGACGGCACGGTCCTCAAGCTCGTGAGCGGGTTGCCCGCGTGGGCGACGGACGTGGGCGTGACGTATCCCCTCCGCGCCCCCGATGGGAGTGCCGCTGCCCCGTCGTATAGCTTCACCGGCGACATCGCGATAGGCATGTGGCGATCGGGCTCCGTGTTGATGCTCTCCACGGCGACCGGGAGCGTGGCGATCCAAGACGCGCAGATGTTCTATCAGACCGTCGCGGCTCCCGTCACGCCCGTCTCCGGGTGGGTCAGCATCTACGCCAAGACCGACAAGAAGCTCTATCAGAAGGACGACGCGGGCCTCGAAACGTTGCTCGCCAACCTGGCATCGACGATGTCGAATCCCATGACCGCCGTCGGTGATCTCATCGTGGGCACGACGGGCGGGGCTCCGAGTCGGCTCGCGGCAGTCGCGACCGGACAGGTGCTGGCGTCAATGGGCGTGGGCGTGGCTCCCGCGTGGAGCGCGAGTCCGTCCCTGGTCAGCGCCGTCGCGTCGAACAGTTTCACGGCTCCGCTCATTGGGAGTACCGGCAACCTCGATCTGTTCTCTAACAACACGGGGAAGTGGCGCATCGACACGACGGGCCACCTGTACCCCCTCACCGACAACGCCTATGACCTCGGCCTTGCCGCCAACCGCATTCGAGGGATCCAGCTTATAGGGACACTGACCTACCAGGCGGCGCGAAGCTATTCGGCGTGGGCCCATGTGGGGGGCTGGACGCTGTTCGACAACACGCGGGGCGGGACGCAGATGGAGTTCAACGCAGCGGGCAGCGTCTACTTCTTCATCCCGGAACTCTCGGCCACACGCTACGTCACGATCGGCGGGCCGGATAGCGGCGGGGCGGGCTATCGCCTGCTGCGGATTCCGAACTGAGGACACCCATGCCTGACAAGACGATCGTCCAGAAGCCGATGACCCGGAACGAGATTCAGAACGTGATCGTGGTGATGGGCGCGACCGCATCGTGGAACGCGGTGTATACCCCGAAGGATTCGACGGGATTGGGGATCGGCCAGCCGCGATCCTTCCAGGCGCCGTTCGGCAGCGATCCCGATTTCATCGCGTGGCTGACCAACGTCGTCGTTCCCGCGCTCAACGCGCATGAGGGGACGTAGTCATGGCGCGACCGAAGGCGAACCTCGTCGTCCTCGACCCGGGATCGGGCAAGGCGCGCCCCGGCGCGTATGTGACGCTCTACCTCGCGAACACGCTCACGAAGGCCGCGCTCTACGCCGACGACGACGTGTCCACGCTTCCGAATCCCGTCCAGGCGAACGGCCTGGGACAGATCGCGGCGCGCGTCGAGCCGGGACTCTACGACATCTCGATGACGTGGGACGGCGCGCAACCGACGGTGGTGGAGGACGTGAACGTCCTCCCGACGGAGATCGTCATCACCACGCCCGGGGACGTGATCGTCGGGGACGCGCAGGGGCATGCGTCGCGCCTCGCGGTGGGCACGAACGGACAGGTGTTCCTGGTCATTAACGGAATGCCGCAGTGGGGCACCTTGGGCGCGGGGAGCGGCCTGCCCACGGGGAGCCCTGGCTCGATCTTGAGTTATGGGCCGACGGGGGCGATCTCCTCGATTCTCCCGGGCGTGCAGGATCAGGCTCTAGTGATGGCGGGCGGGCAACCCACCTGGGCGTCGATTCTGGCCCCGGGCTCGACACTGCCGATCAACCAGCCCGGTGACCTCGTCGTCGGCGCGGTGAGCACCGGAGCCCCCGCACGCCTCCCACGCGGCAACGCGGGCGAGGTGCTGACGGCCCAGGCTGACCGCGTGATCTGGGCGAATCCTAGTAGCAGTTCCGCCGGGCGCGGCGAGGTCACGCTGGGCCTGTACGCCTACGGGCCCCCGGGGGGGACGGTGGCCCTCCTGGGCGAGAAGGGGAACCAGATCTGGATCGATGGGGCGATGCGGACGCTGCCCAACGAGGGCGCGACCTTGCTCCCGACCGGGCTCACGGCAGACACGCTGTACTTCGTGTACGCGGCGTGGGTGTCGAACGCGATCGTGCTGGAAGCCTCGACCACGGGCTGGCAGAGCCCGAGCGGGTTCGCGTACAAGAATGGCGACCCGAGTCGGACTCTGGTGGGGATGGTGCGGCCCATCCTCTCAGGCGGCACCGTGCAGTTCGTCAATTCGCCGCGCCAGCGGTTCGTACTCCAGTACTTCCGCACGAAGCCCATCTTCGCGACCGCGTGCCTGACCGCGCCGCGCGTGATCCCGTCGTCCACGACGGCGGTCGAAGTGCATCCCGAGATCGCGATCGAGTTTCTGTCCTGGGGCTTCGCGGTGGACAAGATCGACCTGACCGGCGAGGCGATCATCAGCCAAGGGGGCCTGCTCCTCTCGACGGCCATCGTCCTCGACGGTGTGGG